GGTTCTGGTTCCGGCTCTGGGTCAGGCTCGGGGTCTGGTTCTGGTTCCGGCTCGGGCTCAGGCTCAGGCTCTGTCTCAGGCTCTGTCTCAGGCTCTGTCTCAGGCTCTGTCTCAGGCTCTGTCTCAGGCTCTGTCTCAGGCTCTGTCGTAGTGTCCTTATCGGAATCCTTATCGGAATCCTTATCGGAATCCTTATCGGAATCCTTATCGGTGCCTTTATCTGTTTCTACATCGGCATCAAGCGTTGCGTCTTGTTCAGGCGTAAATGCAAATTGGTCAACCAACTGACCGCGATCGGTAATTTGATTGTCTTTACTAACTTCAATTTCGCTACCAACTTCTGCGCCGTTATTAGAAATTAGTCCAATTTTGCCGTTAGCGTCTTGAACAATTAAAACGCCTTTAGCGTTGCTATCGGTACCAGATGCACCAACAAGAGAGTTGTCTGCACTGCCAATTACTTTTGCAATACCGGACATTGAACCCGCACTGGTAAAACTAATCAGCCCAGAAATTGCCGAGTCGGTTTGCGCATCGCTAATATCTTGAGCAGTCACGGTGCCATTGACAGCGTAACGGGTGTTAAGTACTTGCGTAAACGTTTCGCCGTACTCGGTCATGTAATTTACAGATGCCGCTGTACCGATTTGTTTTCCCACAGTTGGTGCCAAAATGCCGTTAAGCACAGATTTAGCAATAGCGGCGTTACCGATAGGGGAGAACAATGCAGTGGCAGCGGCGTTTGTTCCCGCACTCTGCATTTGAATGTTGTGCTTCTGTGCATCGGTTAAATCGGTGCGCCCTTCGAGTAACTTACCGGCATCGTGATAGCCACTTGTAGAACTTTCAGCAATGTCAGAAACGCTGGCAACTGCTGTGGCACCTTTGACAGACCCCGCCGTACCTTTTAGGAGCGCACTACCCGCACCAAAGCCAAGGAGTAGTGCTGGGCCTTCCTCGCCTATTTCTGTAGCGGTCATGTTGAGCACACCGCCAAGGTTCTGGACGGCAGATGTAAGTGCAACGAAAGGCTTTAAATAGTCTGGTGCGTTCTTAACATCATTGACGAAGTTTGATTTTTGTTGAGTCGTCTCTGCAGTGGTGAGATTTTTGTAGTAACCAGCAATATCCCGCCCAACGGTACTTAGTAAATTATCCTTAGCGATGAGAGACGACGTCGTACCGGCCTTATCGTTACTCGTCGTGGTCATGATGTTGCCGAAGTCTCCAATGAACGCCGCAAGGTTTCCATACCCTGTGCCAAGGCCGCGAGACACATCCATCACAACGTCACCCATGCGTTGAATGGTTTTAATTGAGTCGTCTACTGTGCCAATTGGCACGCCTAGAATTGTGGGGCCACTGTATGTAATTGGCGCAGTTGTTTTAGCCGCGTTGCTAATATTGGTAAGCGTCTCGGTTGCAGCAAGTTCTCGTGCGGCTGTGTCATTCTGTGCGGCTACTGTGCTAGACGCATCGGTCTTAGTGGCAAGATTAGTTGCGTTCAGTTTGTCGATTGCCGTGACGTTTAAGTCGGGGCGCTCTTCTTTTGTAGCGGTGCTAAAGAGTTCAACTTTACCGGTCTTAGGATTGAGCCATTCAAAGGTCTGACCAGCGCCAAGTTCTTTACGCGCCAACGCATACGCGTTATTAAAACTCGTGCTGTTTTTGATTGTGTTTAACTTATCGTTTTTAACTGTCTGATCAATAACTGCACTATCACCCGTAAGGGATGCTAAGAGTGCATCAGTCCCGCCAAGGTTTAACGCATCGGTAGCGGTGGCGCCGGTTGTAATTGACGAGACAACATCTTTGGTTGCAAGGTTAGACGCGCCTGTTGTACCCGTAGTGTCTGTACCCGTCGTAGTTTTGGTATCCGTTCCCGTTCCTGTAACTGTGTCCGTAGATGTTTTAGTATCTGTAGACGTTTTGGTATCCGTACCTTTTGTATCTGTGCCGGTGCCCTTGGCTTTGTTAATTTCTTCGGTTGCGGCAGCGATAGCGGCGTTGATAACCAGTTGATCTAGTGGTTTGTCAGACACAATGCCTGTCACTAGGTTGGTAATCATCTTTTGCTGAGATGCTGTAAGGTCGCCAAATCCATCTATATTACTCATGAGCCCACTGACTGCGCCGTTAACGCCACCAGTAGTAAAGCCTTTTACAAATGCGTTGGTTGCGCTCTCGCCCGTTACGACTGCGGCGGCGGTAGAACTTACGGCGTTTTGGAACGACTTAGTCAGCATGTCAGTAAGTTCTTTAGGCAGTCCTAAATCCTTAATGAACGATGCGCCATCCTTCATGAAGTCCATACCGGGAATTTGTGAAGCGGCAAACGAAGCCACTGCATTCTTTAACGCATCTCCGGCATCCACACCACTTGCAACCTTAATTGCAAAGTTAGCCGCAATCTGCTCGGGGATAGAAAGACCACCCGTAGCAATAGCAAGACCAATCTGACCAATAGGGCCAAGATCGTCCATAACTTTTGCAAGATCATTACTTGTTACACCAACTGTGTAGAAGATAGGAAGCCCAGTCTTAGGGTCAATCTTCATCTTGTACTCAGTGCCACCATCGCCCGTTGCGGTGTATCCGATGTTGCCGGAGCCGTCGCCAATAGCTTGACCTGTGACTTTGTTAACAATACCTGTGCCCGTTACACCTGTAGCGACCATGGTTGTTTGTTGATTTTCGCCGTCTCCGGTTGTGACAGTGCGAATGTCTTTTGCATCAACAGGCACCCACTGCCCAGTTTTGGTATCTAGTTTTGAATATGTACCGTCTTCATTCTGTCTAGCGCTAACGTCGCCCGTAAGATCGCCCATACCAATCTGATCGAGGCTTTGGACACCCGCAGCGGCAAGAGTTGCCGCCATGTCAAGGGCAACTTGCTGTTTGTTTGTAATGGTGTCAGTGCCAAGAATTTGTTTTCCGGTTGCAGCATCAAAACCAATGTTTGCGCCATCACCTGCTTTATACGCACCACCTGTCCAAGACTTATCAGTACCCAGTAAAGATGACAAGTTTGTAATTTGCGAGGTTAGCGTAGCCAACTGCGTGGCGTTGTAAGTTGTACCATCGTGGTACGTTACTGTATCGCCGGTGGCTTTGTCCGTTGTTGTGCTTAACTTGGTATACGCTGCATCGACTTGGGCGTTGTTAATACCGATCGTAGCGGCAACTTCTTTAACTTCTTCTTTGGTTGCAGTGGGGTTATCTTTTAAGTAATTGATCAGCGCCTGATCAATCTCAGCCTGCGTGTATTTCTTTGCATTAGCTTCTTCTTCATCAGCAAGTCTCTGTGCTTCAGCGGCTTCCGCTTCTGCCGCAAGTCTGGCTTCTTCAATAAGGCGAGCCTTTTCCGCTAACCGTGCTTCTTCTGCAAGGCGAGCCTGTTCTGCAAGGTAGGCTTCTTGGGCAATACGCTCTTCTTCAATGCGAACCTGCTCTTCAAACCATGCGCGTTCAGCGGCTTGGCGGTCTGCCTCGGCTTGTGCGGCGGCTTGTGCTTCGGCTTCGGCTTGTGCGGCGGCTTGCGCTTCTGCCGCTGCCTGCGCTTGTTCTGCAGCAATCCTATCTGCCTCGGCTTGTTGTTGCGCCCAGTAATCGTCAACTTCAGTTGTATACGTATTTGTATCTACGTAGGGTGTGTTATCTACGCTTGTGTCTGTATATGTTGAAGTATCTGTAGTAATGCCCGTACCTGCAGTGCCCGTGGTGCCCGTTGTATCTAACAGTGATGTAATACCGGTGTTATCCCCTGTGACCAAAGCCTGAGCCCAGTACGGAGTAACGTTAGCCTGTGTAAAAAAATTGTTTACAGCGCCAACGTCATAGCCTGTAGCCCGCGATAAGTCTGCCGCAGATACGTTGAATTGTTGTGCCGCATCTGCAATGGCTTGTGGGTTACCAATGTTGGCAACCACGTAGTCATAGATGTCTTTATCTGAAACTGCCATTATCCAACCTTCCAATTTGTTCCGTCGGAATATACAGGCACAGCCACGGCACCACCAGTCACAACGGTTGCTCCAAATATAGGAGTCAAAGCATCAGTTACAAACGCTCTTGCGCCCTTACCAGAAGTAACTGCGTTAGGCAACGTAGCCACAGTGTAATTTGTAAGCGGAGGCAGAACCCCTGTCGTCGTTTTAAATTGCGCAAGAATTGCATCCACGCGGTTAAAGTACAAACGCAAGACGTTGTTCAGTTGGTCTTGGTACTTGGGGCCGTACTCCAGCGGCGCTAACGGCAAGTTAGGCGCAACGACCTGATTGATCTCATTTTCTGACGTAACAATCAGTGTCATGGAGTGCCCCTGCGACCATCTTGTTTGATGTCGATACGGGGGCTACCAAGTTGCCACGCACATCCCAACTGAGATGACTCAACCTGTATGATCATTTGACGACCGCGAACCCTAACAAATACTTGACCTGTAAACTGCTCAATGACCGCAGTAGAAGTACGCACCACAGTTGCATCAGAGTTACCGCCCACGGAGATGGGGTTGTTGTAGCCCGAGCCAGAGTTTTGCATGGGGATCAAAGTCATTGTGACTTGTGGAGATGCGGTGTCTGAACCACGGAATGTGATGTCAGGGAGCATGCGATACACAAAGCCAAAGTGACTACCATCGTCAATATCGAATTCGGCAGAGCCAATAATTGCGGTAATCGCAGTGGGGGTGCCGGTCTCATTGTTGTCGTTACCTTGCTCGTGGTTTACTAAGTTGTTACTGTATGTAGCAGCAAGTGGGTAGTCGCGCAAGCCAGAGTCTAGCCACGCTGTTCGTGCCATAGTGCCGTAAGCCCACACGCCTTCGCCGTTATTTTCAAAGTAGTTGAACGTCACGTATCGGTCGATTGTTTCGCTGTTAGCCGAGCAGTAGAACCACCAGACTTCGTTAAAGCCTTCGCTAGTGCCAGAGAAAATTTGCGCAGATTGACCTAAGTTAATGTCTTGGAAAATGTATTGGCGCAAGTCACAACGAAGCGTCTGGACGCGACCATCGTATTTATAGAACTTGTCAACGCCCATCCAATAGATAACACCCGAGGCGATGACCGCCGCATTGGGGCTGGTGATTGAAATGTTGTCACCCAGAATCTGACTGCCCCACACAATTGGTGGGCCTTGGTACTGCAACGAATACACAGTCGAGTCTGTGAACACCACGATCTCTTGACGGGTCTGCACTGCTGTAATGATTCTGGAGCCGTGCGAGAGTTGGAGACTGCCTGCTTGTGACGTAGCCGCTACAGTCCAGTCAACAACTGACTCTTGGTCTGACCAGCGAAGCAGCATTGGGTTCTGCACGGAGGAGCCATAGTCGTTGCAGCCAAACGCAAACACAAATCGGCTAGTGTCCGATACAAAAATAAAGTTTTGAACTGTGGGTACGTCTGATGCGCCCATCATGCCGGTCACGGGGACACCACGAGTCCCAACACCATTAGTTGCATCCCAGTAGTAAATAGCGCCCCCGCGAGGGGCAAAGATTAAATCCTCACCAAAGTTGTTTTGGCTCCAAAGACGAATGTTTGTTTCGGTAACCGACGGGATACCAATACTCCAAGGGCCCGCGCCCCACGTACCTGCGCCCCAGCCCGTAAGCGGAATTTCAATTGCCGAGCCTACGTTAAGTTGGTACGCTGCAACTACTGAAGCACCGCCGTAAGAACCTGCGGCCAAAGCTGTCGGAGTGGTGATTGTGTAAGTGTTACCAGTCAATACCGTAACTTGAAACTCGGCATTGAGCGTAGACGCGTACGTACCTGTCGCTCCACTGAACGTCACAAAGTCGCCCGTAACGCATCCATGCGTAGAGTCAGTTACTGTAACTGTTGTGGTTCCATTGGCACTGAACGGATTAGTGCCAAGGCTTGCTGTTTCGCGAATCGGCGTAATGTCGTTGTACGCGCCGCCCTTTTCGATATAGAACTTCAGGTTAGTGCCCACACCAATCAGGTTGTAGTTTTCAAGCGTCACCCAGTTCCACAGGGATCGGCAAACCCCCAGAAATGTAGAAGCCGAAATGCGTTGCCAGCCGCCAATCTTCTCAGGCGTGCCTTGACGGAACCGAATCTTGTCGGACTCATACCAACCGTTCTCGGCTGTATAGCGGGTGTTTTCTTTATTTACACCGGCTTTCAGAGTTAGTTTTTTGAGCGCCATCGGTTGTCCTACGAAAGAAACATGGCTCGTTCGTCAATACGACGTTTCTGTAGCCCTTTGAGTATTTTGCCACCAGCCATGCAATACTTCAAGAGTTCTTCAGCAGCACCTTCCATATCCCAACGTAACACCTTTTGGCGTAGGGTGGAACGTTGAAGCGTACCTAGCCCAACGTTGAAAGAAAAGGATACCAGCGCATCAAACTGCCCTTGAGTAAGAGGAACAGGACAATAAGTAGCCACTCCCTTCTCAAAGCGAGCAAGATCGGCCCTAAGTATTGCATTGACTTCCTCCATGCTGTATTTGCGCATAGCCTCTGGGGGAGGTACAAACGCATCACGTTGGTCTATTTTGAGTTTACCCTGCTCTGGAAACATGACGTGGCCGACACCCACAGTCCACAGTTTGGCGGGGCATTTATAGGGGTTTTGCCGCACACCTTCATGGTGGCGGATCATGTGCAGGCACTTGTCTGAGATGCTCATTTACCAAATGCCCGACCACCGAAGTGGAAAGCGATGATAGAAGCAAACAGGGCTTGGGTGTCTGAATCCCACAACATATTCAGCATGTCGTCAAAGGGGACGCTCATATAGTATCCATACCAGAAGCCAGCAATATCCACAAACATCAGCAAGAAAAAGAAGCCATAAGTAATAACAGGCCGTACACTTGCTCGGAGGTTCTTCATCCATTGTGATGTTCCTTCATTCAAACTTGTGTCGTGGGCATAGATGGCCTGCATTTCGGCCTGCTGTGCCCCTATAAGAACTTGCTGTGTGTTGGCGGCACTTTCAGTGGCTAGTTGCTCTGAACGGATATGTTCCACGCGCTCTTGTGCTTCAAAGCCTGCTTTACGCAGTTCTAACTCACGCTCAATCTGCATCCTAGCCAGCGCTAGTTCATGGGCTTTGTCTTGTTGGCCTTGGAAGAACTCCAAAAGTTTGGGCAAACCGCCCATCAGGAACGAAATCAGGGTTGAAAGCAGTGTCAGCATTTGCCGTCCTTTTTAGAGTCTTCATTCTGCATTAACTTGATACCAGACAGGAACCCAATCATGCCGCCGATAAGAGTAGAAAAAGCGGGTGAAATCATCTTGAAGATTTCTGCGTTGTCCACTTCTTTGGCCCAGAGGCCAAGCATAAAGGCGATTACCATAGCCAAGACGGAGATGCACAGGG